GAGCGCCTCAAGGAGTTTCAGATAACGTCCAAAAAGGTCGGAGATGACATTGTCTATTTCTGGCGCCACAACGGTAAGGACATAGCGACACGGGTTAAAGCCAGCAACAAAGCGGCAATCGAAGCGACCATCACGGGGATTTGGAATACCAAGTACGCCGGCGCTGGCGAAAAGCTCTCTAGAACATGGGACGGCTTGATGTCGAACCTGAAAGACAGTGCTGCCCAATTCATGCTGGCAATCGGCGATGCCGGCCTCTTTGGCTTTCTCAAGAACGAACTGGGTGGGCTGCTGGAAAAGCTAAAAGGCATGTCGAACGACGGCAGCCTGAAGGCGCTGGCGACCACGATCTCGGACGAGCTCGTTTCTGCCTTCAAGGAACTGAAGGCCTGGGTCGACTCGGTCAAGTGGAAAGAGGTCTGGCAAGACATCAAGGATGTGGCGACCGGTATCAAATCTTTTGTCGAAGCGATGGGCGGCCTCAAGGGAGTGGCCATGGCTTTTGCGGCCGTCCTTGCGGCGAGTGTTCTGGCACCGGTGGCACTCGCGATCATGGCAGTCGGCCGGCTGGCGATAACCTTCGGCACCTTGGCGGGGGCTGCATTGGCCCCCATTGCGCCGCTGCAGAAGATGACTACTGGACTTGCCGGTGCCGAGCTTCGGGCGGCCAAGCTGACCAGTGCGCTTGGGAAGTTGGGGGCCGCCGGTGGCGTTCTCGCGGCGGCTTCGACCGGTTGGGCGATCGGCTCAGCGCTGAACGATTACGTGATCAATCCCATCGTCGAAAAGCTGACCGGGAATGAAGGCGAAACGCTGGGCACCTGGCTTTACGACAAGCTGAACCCAGAAGAGCAGAAGCCTTCGGCCGCCAATCAGGCTCGCCCATCCGTGCTTAGGCAGATGGCCGGCGCGCAGTCGAAGGCCGTGGTCAATGGCGCGCTCGATATCCGCTTCGAGAATGCGCCAGCTGGTATGCGTATCGGTTCCGGAAAGACAAATCACCCTGGGCTGGCGCTGAATCCCGATGTCGGCTACTCGAGCAACGCACTGGTAGGGGCTTATTGATGGCATGGAAAGACAAGCTGCGGCCGGCCTCGTTCCGTGGCGTGCCGTTCCAGGTCGAGTCGGACGACATGACGGTCGGCCGCCGCGTGCAGGTGTTCGAGTACCCGCAGCGCGACAAGCCGTTCGCCGAGGATCTCGGCCGGGCGGCGCGGGAAATCAATATCCCCGGCTTCATCATCGGCGCGGACTACATGGCTGGGCGCGATGCACTGCTGGCCGCGCTGGAAGCGCCTGGGCCCGGCACGCTGGTGCATCCCTGGTACGGCTCGCTGCAGGTCGTCGCCAAGCCGGCGCGGGTAACGCATAGCCAGGACGAGGGCGGCATGTGCCGTTTTTCCCTTGCGTTTGTCGAGGCCGGCGAGCTGCAGTTTCCGGCCTCGAAGGCAGCGCCCGGCGTCAAGACGGGGCTGGCTGCCGACAAGCTGAAAACGTCGGCAATTGCCGATTTCGCTAAGCGGTTCTCCGTTGATGGCCTGCCGGCATTCGTCTCGGACGATGCGGTGGCCAAGCTATCCGGTGGCCTCGGCGAACTGAAAGGCATCGCCGGTCGTGTCGGCCGCATTCTGCAGAGCCCGGTCGATGGGTTGTCGAGCGAGCTGGGGTCGCTGGTTCGCACGCCGGCGATGTTGGCCAGCGGCGTGATGGACCTGTTCAGCCTGGGCAAGGGGCTTGCCACCACGGTCGCCGGGCGCTTCAGCGATGGCGATGCGGCCAATCATCGCGCCGTGTCCGGTACCGTCGCCTCGGTGTCGCGCTTCCCGCCGTCGGCCCGTCCTGTGTCCATGGTGACGCCGGCCCGGCAACAGGTGATCGACAACGCCGATGCGGTCAATGCGCTGCTGCGCCGTGGGCTGCTGGTGCAGGCAACGAGCATGGTGGCCGAAATGCCGCTGCCGGTGCATGACGACGCCGTGGCGCTGCGCCGCGACCTGGCCAAGGCGCTGGATGCTGAGTCGCTGTCTGCCGACGATGCGCTCTATCAGGTGCTGCAGGACGCACGCGCTGCGGTGCAACAGGACATCGGCGAACGTATTGACGGTGCCGCCAGGCTGAAACTGGTGACGCCCGCCGAGCCGCTGCCGGCCCTGGTGCTGGCCTACGACCTGTACGAAGACGTGGCGCGCGACGGCGAGATCACAGCGCGCAACAAGATCCACCATCCCGGCTTCGTGCCGGCCGAACCGCTGAAAGTCCTTTCCGCATGAGCATCGATCCGCGCAACCAGGTGCGCCTGCGCATTAACGGTACCGACTACGGCGGCTGGCTGTCGGTCGAGATCGCCGCCGGCGTCGAGCGCGTGGCGCGCGATTTCCGGCTCAGCGTCACCGACCGCTGGCCCGGGTCCGGTGAGCTGGTGCAGCGCATCAAGCCGTTTGATCGCTGCGAGGTATGGATCGGCAGCGACAAGGTGCTGACCGGCAGCGTCGATGCGATCCCGGTCAGCTACGACGACAGCCAAGTCTCGGTGTCGATCGCCGGGCGCAGCAAGACGGCGGACCTGGTCGATTGCGCGGCGATCAACGAGCCGGGGCAGTGGCGTGGCTTGCGCCTCGAGGCGATCGCCAAGGCGCTGGCCGGCGAGTACGGCATCAGTGTCGTCACCGAGGCCAATACCGGCGGCGCGGTGGCCGAGCATCAGATTCAGCAGGGCGAGACGGCTTTCGAGTCGCTCGATCGCCTGCTCAAGCTGCGCCAGGTGCTGGCTACCGACGACGCCGACGGCCGGTTGGTGCTGACCGTGCCCAGCCGCACCCGTGCGGTCGACGCGCTCGAGCTCGGTAAGAACGTGCTGAAGGCCGATGCCGGCTTCGATTTCAAGGATGTTTTTTCGCAGTACCGCGTCAAGGGCCAGCGATCCGGTACCGACGAAGCCTATGGGCCGGCATGCAGCGCGGTGGCCGACGAGCGGGACGCCAACATCCCGCGCCGGCGGGTGATGCTGGTGCGCCAGCAGGGGCAGAGCGACGGCGGCAACTGTGCTCGCCGCGCTACCTACGAGCGCGCCCGCCGACTGACCAAGGCGCTGGAAGTGACCTACACGGTGCAGGGCTGGCGGCAGAGCGATGGATCGCTGTGGCAGCCGAACCGCATCGTCCGCGTGCGCGACAGCCTGCTGCGTCTGGATCGCGACATGCTGATCGCCGAGGTGACCTACCGGCTGGACGACGGCGGCACCACCTGCACGCTGCGCGTCGGTCCTCCTGAGGGCTACGAAGCCGAGCCGCCGGAAGTGGCGGCCGAGAAGAAGCGCAAGGCGGCGGGCGCCGATATCGGCGGCGTTGACCAGTGGGTCAGCTTCTGGCCGGGAGACAAGAAATGAACCGTGGATTTGGCCGGGCCCTGGCGCCACTGGCGCGTGGGCTGCAGAACCTGTTCAGCCGCGGTGTCGTCTCGGCGGTGAATGCGGCGCTCAAGATGCAGACGGTGCAGATCCAGCTGCTGGCCGGCGAGGGCAAGGACGCCGTCGAGCACTTCGAGCCCTACGGCTACACCGCGCACCCGTTGCCCGGCGCCGAGGCGGCTGTCGGCTTCGTCGAGGGCGACCGCTCGCACGGCATTGCGCTGGTCGTGGCTGACCGGCGATATCGCCTGGTCGGCCTGGAAGCCGGCGAGGTGGCGATCTACGACGACCAGGGGCAGAAGGTGCATCTGACGCGTGACGGCATCCTGGTGCATACCTCCAAGCGGGTCCGCGTCGAGGCAGAGGATATCGAGTTGCATGCGGGGAAAAGCTACTCCTGGGATGTGGCCGGCTTCGGCGAACGCTGGACCTGGGTTGGCGGTACGACCTGGGAGCACAAGACCTGGCAGCAGGGCGCGACGGTGACGCCGGTCGTGTTGCCAATCAACCCGCCGGAAGGGCCATAAATGACCGCACTCGTGCAAGACCTGTCCGTCGTGGTCGACGGCGTGGCCGGCTCGCCGCTGGCCGACGATGACCCGCTGATCCGCGCCGTGATCATCAGCCTCTTCACCTGGCGCCGCGCCATTCCGGACGATGCGGTCGACGGCAGCCGGCAAGGCTGGTGGGGCGATGCCACGGCCAGCGTCACCGGCGATC